TTATCTTATATCCTATCTTATAATTATGTTTTGCTAAACAACCGGTTTTATTCTGTATTGTAGAGAATGAATCAGCGGCCATGCAGACCCAAGGATAATATTCTTGTAGCCAAGGGAAATTTTCTATATTGAGATATAAATCCGTTGGTCCTGCATGTGATACCGCTTTTTCGACTAATGCCTTTGCGCCATCTGGTTTGACGATATAACCATGTGCACCGCCAAAGTATGGTTTTTGGATTAGTCTATCTACACCCAGTTTGAGTGGTGTTTTATATTTTCCATAAGAAGGTTTAGAAAATGTTATGACTTTATCGAATTCAGTATCAACCGGAACTTGACCTGTCACTAAAGCATCATGTTCAAAGATAACAACCTTTTCGTTCATGTCCTTGGATATTTCCCAACATGAATAATGAGAAATAAAAGCAGACATACAATTTTCTGCTCTAGAATATACTTCATTAAATCTATTAGGACTGATACCACGAGATTTCAGAAATTTTTCAGGATTGTCTTTTGGAGTAAAGGCATTGAATTGTTTTATTTCAAGACCGTATTTTGCTCCAGATGCAATACACCTTTCAGCAGCCTTTACTGATCTTTCGTTATCCTGAATCGCTATTACAAATGCTCTCATTATGTCACCGTTGTTGATGGCAGACCTTGAACTCGAGTATAATAAGTCTTGGTCACACCAAGGTTTTGGATAATTTGTTTACACATTATCGCATCATTTGGCCAGAGTCCATGTTCCTTTACTGCGTCAAGTACAGCCTTAGCTCCAGTTGGCTTGATTATATATGCACTGTTTCCAGCCAAACCTTGTGGAACATTAAACTCATCTATTGTTGGTACCGGCTGTATCAACGCATGTGTAGCTTGTACCTTGTCATGAAATTCATGAGCTTTTCGAGTAGCAGCGGCTGGACTATTGATTCCTATAATGTCATACTTACTGTTTATAATCTTATCATAGTCTAGTTTTGTTACAAACAGAGCGTCATGTTCAAGAATAAGTAATGGTTCATCTTTGGTCAAACATTTATGCCACAGTAACCAATGACTTAAAGCACATGCAATACGTGTATTACGATTAGCAGTAGGGTATGCAGTTTTAATTAGTCCAGTCTTAATGTCTGTTTCTTGACCTTCCCAAGGATACTTCCATCTAATGCCATTGCCGGACATAACAGTTCTTGCCATCTTAGGCAGAATAGCATCGAACTTTTTAATCTTAAAAGAATTTTTTACTTTATTTGAAGATGTCTCGAGATTGGTATATCCTTGTTCGGATACTTCATGGCCGGCGATGACAATAGCATAAGCTTCCATTAGTTTGTCACAATCACCCACTGTACACCAGTCTCAGGTGAATCACCTACTACAAAGTTGCCGGGTTTTGACCAGTCAACGTTTGCCAGTATGTTGGCATGTTCTACGTCTCTATGAAACTGTGAAATATTTTGAGTACTTTGTGTACTATGAATTTCATCTGGTTGATTGAGATAATGTGATCCGGCAGCTAGTGCTCCGATAATAAGTAATGCTTCCATTATTAAGTCCTTTTCAATACGGTGTAACCAACGTTTTCTACACCTCGTTCTTCGACTTTCCACGATGGATTGTCTATACAAAAATTTACTAAGCATTCGTAGAGTTCAACTAAGTTACTTGACTGTGCTCTACTCGTATCATGAGCAACGATGTATTTTGTAACCATCTGCCCGTGAATCTGTAATTCTTTTTCCATGTGCGGTCTCTTATGAATTGAATCAATCATAAGCATGTCCACTGCTTTACTTGACATAGAACCAAGACCACCAGAGTCTGCCTCTCTTACTACAAGTTCTATACCATGTTCTTTACAATATGGCTCTGCTAATCTCTGCAGTGTCTTACGGTATTTGACATGATCAATATCTATTAGTTCCATATACTTTGGCTTGTGTTCACCTAACATTGCTGCAGCTGCACTAGCACCTTGGTGAGTACCAAGTTCTTTATACGACCTACAGTCTTTCATAAACTTTTGAATTGCATCGTGCATTGCACAATAATGAAGACCGTGTGCTTCTTCTTGTTGCCAACGAATTTCTTGATAAAATTCTTCAACAGATTTTACATGATCTATATTAGCTGTTAACATTAGAAATATTCCTCAATTGACTCACTAGGCTATTGTCTTGTTTAGGTGGATCATTTGGCCACTCTTTGTGTAGATGTAAATTCCATTCGGATACTGGTTTATTGGTGATTCTCCAAAGAACATCTGTTGACCAATCATCTGCTGTACGGAACATGATATGAACTAATTTAGCATTACCATCTCCACGGCCGCCGCCTCCACAATCGGGTCTGTTGTCTCCAATCTTTGCATTTGGATGCGAGCCTACTTTATGCATATAGCAGTTCCATTCATTCGGTAATCGCTTCAACTTAAAATTAGGCAAGTGTATAAAGGCTGAAAAATAATCTTGAAATAACCTATAGAAATTGGGAAAATCACGCATCTTATTTACGTATTGCTGAAATGTCGGCCACTCTGTTTTCATTTTCTTTAGACCGGCTTTAGATATAACCACCACACCCGTATTGAATACTTCTGGTCTATCCAATTTATCGACCGGATAATCTACACCCCAGTTATCTTTACACACTTTTACCCAACGTTTATCGATATCACTGGTAATACCACCGGATGAGTATATGGTTCTAAAGTAAGGTTGCTTTGGTTCTGTACAAATGCCGGCATCTTCTCCGTCTAATAAGTCAAAGATGTTATCTGATAATCCTTCGGTTGGAAATACATCCACATCACACAACATAACGTTATCATATTCGTCAAAGTCATCACAGACTAAAGGATTGGCCGGCTCATAGTAAATAGGAACATTGACAACATGACCGGCTATTGTTTTATTGTGGTCAAATCTATATTCTACACCAATACGTTTTGCGTATTCTTTCATAAGCTTACAGCTGTATCTAACGCCTGGCTTTAATTCGCCTTTCCAGTATTGATAAATTATATTTTTCATTATGAGTTTTCCTTAATAAATCTTTCAGTTGTAGCAAGAGAAGAACTTACAGCTTGGTGCATATCAACATATACGTACATACCGCATCTTCCTATGAATGTCATGTTTCCTTTTATTTTGTTCTTATAGTTATTATATATTTCTCTATTACTACCATCTACATCTTTGACTGGATAGTACCTCTCATAGTTATTATCTTTATAGTCACATGGCTCTTCATACGTTATAGAAGTCATTGAATCGTTAACACCATGTGATGGCATGTTCTTCCACTCTGTCATTCTTGTGTATGGTCCATCATGCGTAAAGTTAACTACTGTGGCCGGTAATAGTTTTGGCAATGGTAGATCTACATTGTGGAATTTAATAGAGCGATATGGTAGCTCACCAAACTCATAATCATAATACTCATCAATGGCCATTGAATTAAAAACATGTTCATACCAACCTTCCATATATGGTTTGAAAGGTTTATCCAATTCGACTGTTATGTTTTCATGATCAAAAATATTCTTAAACAATTTCTCATAACCATCTCTTGGCACACCTTGAAACTCGTCATTAGGAAAGTATTCTTCGTTGTCATCATCCCTTATTGCAAGTCTTTTGGTGACCGATGGATCGAGTTCTTCTATGGTTTTTCCCCACATCTTGTACGTGTATGGGGCATAGAATGTGCTAACAATATTCTCTTCGCCAACGATCTCCTTAGTTTCTCTATTGATTGGAAGAGTAACGTACTGGCCAGTGCTCAGTATTGCCTTGACTCTATGTCTGTATTCAGTCCAAACAGCAAACTGTGTAACCCAATCCCAAACCTTTTTATTGTTTGTGTGGAATAAATGTGGTCCATACTTATGGATGCGTATGCCGTGCTCATTAGTGTAATCGTAAGCATTGCCGGCAATATGGTCGCGCTTTTCAATAACGTGTACTTTATGGCCGACATTGGCCAATTCATGTGCAACCACAGCGCCGGCAAAACCTGCCCCTACAACTAATATCTTCATAAGATACCTTTTACTTTTAGATCATAATAATTTTCAATCTTTTCTTTCTTCGGTCCTTGCGGCGTAATTTTTGTTCTTACGTGAATAAAGCCGGCTTTTTCAGGATTCGGTAAGAAAGAACATTGGCACCACCTCTGATGCATGTAAGGTTTTTCCGGCTGGAAGTTTGCCTTCTTAGCAAGTATGTGCATGATACCTTCATCTTCAAACTTATATGCCTCGTTAAATTGATCCATCCATGACTCATCACCACCAAGCTGTTCTCTTAAAATCTTTCGAGTAGGTAAATCCATCTTGTATATTGCTCCACCCCAGTACGGATAAAGCATACTACCACCAGCAGTATTTGCAATCTTACGGTGTAACATTTGTTGAGTACCAGCGTATAGTCCTATTCCTTCAACACCGAATACATTGGTGAACATACCTTTTGGTGCAAACATATCAATATCAACCATAAGCACTTGGTCATATTGGTCATAATGATCTGATAACATATGCACCTTCTGGCATGCGCCAGTTAAGTGTTCTCTGAATGGTTTACCTCTTACCAACTGGTATTCAGCACCGTGCATATGAGCATATTGTTTCATGTTTTCAATTGATAAATGATCCAGTTCTCGCAAGTCACCATCAAAATGCTGTAGAATTATATTAGGATTAGACACTGTACATTGTACCTTTCTCAATTATTTCTGGATTGAATTTATCTATATAGGAGCTCATACTAAAGTCATCACCTATCTCTAGGCACTTATCTCTTTCATAACTGGCAGCATTGCATTTAGTAGATAAACCAATAAAAGTCTTTGGTTTTAGTATTGTATTCATCTGTAGTATTTCGAGTTTTATCATTGTTTCGTATGTAGGTACGAGGTTTGTAGTCGTAATAAAAACATGTTTGTTGGTTGCCTTTTCTATCGCATACAAATGTGAGTGTTCGTTAAAAATGAATTCCATCTTAGCATGTTTCAGCTGTAGTGGTTTCCAGTACTCAGGAAATTTGTAATGTGACTTAGTACAATCAACAATTATAGTTACCATTTGGTTGCTTCCACTACTCCAGAATGTAGAGCTCTGATTACGCCAGGTGTGTCAATGTTTATAAAATCTGCGACACGACTTTCCCTATAGTTATGTTCTTTTACGTCGCTAAATCCTAATGACTTAAGTGTATCTATCATCTCAGCTTTGCTCCATATATGCAGATGCTGGCCTTTCTGATGTAGTAAACCTAATGCACATTGTTCTCTTTTACTTCTGTGTCCATTCCCTGGTGGAGAGAATTTTTCTTTCACTACATAAAAGTTATAGTAATGATCTACAAAGTTTGTTTCTTGTTCATTTAGTTTTTCACCACTCACTAGTCTTTCAACAAACTCATAAGGAGGCCACACTGTTCTCACGACACCACCCGGCTGCAATATCCTTTTTACTTCATTAAAAAAGTTTATGCCTTGGTATTTGTACATGTGTTCTATAAAGTGTTCTGAATATACACCATTGAATTCTTTATCGCCATAGGGCAATGGAAGATTAGTAGCATCACCTTTCGATACACCGTCATGTGTTGCTAAATTCATAACTGTCCAGTTCAAACCACGTGGTTTCTCTGCAGCTATCTCTAGGTACCTTGCCATATACTCAACTCCGTATGTTCTAATCTTGGCATTTCAAATTTAGTACGAGCCAAGAAATGATTTAGTTTACCATCAGGTTTACCGCGCCATTGATATGGCATGCGATTCCAAGTTGTACTAAACTCGGTTACATTAAAAACTGGTTGTGATAATTGAAGATTGACATACATTTGTTCTGTATATCGAGTGTGAAGGACATAGTTGTCTATAGAAGTAAAGTGCTCTTTTGCTTTAGCTCTACCTTCTTTACTCCACAATTGAAAGCCTCCATTAAGATAACGGAACCTTTCATCCGGATAACGAGTTGATTTAGGGAACATCCAGTCCTTACCGAATAGATGTTTACCGTATGCGATGACACCTCTTTCGTGTAAAGGTTTATCCATTACATTACGTAACCACGCAGCAGGTCCACCGGTATGCACACCATATTCATGTACCATTGCTACATCTGCAATGTCACGTTCGAATACGTTATCTTTACTTGCTATAAGCATGTCTAAATCTAAACAGAGTACGTGGTCATATTGTTTAAACTGTGGATCATAAAATAATCTGATGGAATCTAAACGAGGATCTAGATGCGGGAAAAACCGGTCAGTGGTGAACATATAGTCCGCACCACAATTATCTGCATATGCTTGTGCAGATCTTTGACCGGCCTTTGCCCATTCAGGCATTTGTCTTCCACCCATATCGGCATCAAAAGATTCATATGGGATATAATATTGAAATACTAAATTCTTCATTATCACCTCAAAAAAGTGGAGCTGTAAGTCTTCCTTTCGGTAGGGGTCTACATTTCCACCTAGTTGCTTTATATCCTATCATATGTATATGTACATCTTCTGACATTTCGAGTGCTCGAACTTGACATCTATCATACGATTCATATGGACCTCTTTGGTCTTCAAGGATTTTACAACCTTCTCCATTCCATACTAAGCAAGCCCAAACTAAGGCTTGGTACATTAACTACTTCCATTCTTCTTTGTCTTCTGGTATGCTTGTGCACCAAAGAAAGCACCAACTAGAGCTGAGATTGCGACAAAGTATGTAGGTGCAATGTCCGCAAGTAATTGTCCTGTTGTATCGTAGCCTATCATATCTGCGCAAAAAATGCCAACAGGATATAGAAGCATACCCCATAGCGCAAACCACGCCATACGTCTAATTTGATCTTCTTTTGCATCTTCATTATTTTGCATCGTTCGTTTGTGTTCAAACTCTGCTATTTCTTTTGCTCTTGCCATTTCCGCATCTGTAATTATACCATCACCGTCAGTATCTAACTTTTCAAAGATAGATCCGGATTCAAGTGTTTTTGTTTTTGCCATGTGCTAACCTCCGTAAGGATTTTCTCAGCTATTTCCATTGCATCATTAAATCCATTACGAAGCGAGTTGGACTTATGTCCATTCTCAACAAACCACTTTAAGCTATTTATACTACTACCAGCGTGCCCATTCATATTATAGCATTCTGTTATATCTTCAAATTCAGTTCTACCGTTAAGTATTTCTTGAACGTTCAATCGCTTTCTCCAGTTCTACAAAGAGGTATTCTTCTAAGTCATCTTCATTAGTCTGGAAGCGAATACCGATTCCTCCAGCTTCTGTCCAACGCTTGATATTTTCAGGCTTATCATCTATCAAGATGTTTGGCTTGCGAGTTAGTGCATTCCAAGCATACTTATGTTTGTTGGATGTAATGATAAGATTTTCTGTAAGTGGTGGCATATAATTTTTATCTTCGAGCCAACGTCTCTTCCAGTAACCTGAGTTCATTGTATCACCACGTAGTGGAGAAGTACATATACCCCAGTCACCGCTAGATACTTCATTTACAAACCTTACAATTTCGCAAGAGATACTAGCTCCTGCTCTACGTGGTCCACGATCTTCTCTAAAGATTGGAATTGTGTGGAAGAAGTTAGTGTTAGCAAGTTCTTTAAACTTGATTTCACGATCTTGTATTGACTTCCAGTGGTCAACACCGTATTTAACTTCAAGACCACCGAAGAAGTCAGCAATCACTCCATCCATGTCAAGATATACTGTCATTATTTGCTCCTCATATTAATGAGTATTTCACCCATATCGACTAGGTCGAATGTTTGTTCTAGATATCCGATTCGATCGAGAATATCTGCTCCGGGTTGTACAACATCTGTTAATGCTGTGTATTCATTCCTAAATGCTTCTAATTGAGACATTTTGAGAACCTGTGTAGTAATATATTCCATAATAAATTTCTCCTCTTTTTTTATTATAGATCTATTATACCACAGTTTTTAGCAAATGTACACCATAAAATGCACTTAATGTGAAAATAATTTGCGAGTATCGTATTCTTTTTTTGTATCTATGAGGAGTTTTATATGGTTATCTCTATGTTCTTTGAATACTAGAGGTTCATTATCATCTACATCCATGATAATTACTGTGTTGGTTATTGGCATGCCTGTACGTTCTTCCCACATCACAGCATAACCAGCCATCTGTGCAAAGTAATTCGAGATCCATTCTTTCTTCTTAGGTTTACGCGATGTCTTAAAATCTACTATGGATGGAACACCGTCAAACTCAGCGACACAATCGCATCGGCCAGCAACACCGAGGTAAGAACTATAAAGAGGTACCTCGAGGCCGTAGATCGTTCCGATCCGGCTATCCAGAATTGGACGTAAGTTTTCGAGGCTTTGTCTAATGTGCGGCAAATATTCTGTAGTATTTTCATTGAGTAAGTATTTCTCCACTATCGAGTGGACCAGAGTTCCGCGGGCTGATGCTCGCCCGCCTACGCGGTTTGCTTCTTCTTCACCTACCCTTTTACGCCATGCTGCAATACCAGCTTCAGATAGTATTCCTAGGACTGTAGTAATGCTAGGATAACGAACACCGTCAGGAGTAACGTAAGTCCTGCCTGTTGGCTGTGTATCTGCAACCAAGTCACCATAGCCAAGATCAATTGTTTCATGTTTGAATTCCATTACGTTTTAATAGTGTTTTTCTTTCCAGAACCTTTTTTAATTCTACCTAAAAGATCCTTCCAGCCATCACTGGTTTTTGAATTAGCATGTGTTTGCGTATTTCCAACAAAACTTGGTGTAGACAAAACCTTAATTAAATCAGGCTGTGCATCCAAGATTTCTTGCAATTCATCATAAGAACATGTTACATCATGCTCTTTTTGAGTCTTAATATCTCGTAATGTGTAGACTGGCATCTTCTCGAATTTCTTTCTTTATTGCGCTAACACGCCTTTGCATCCATCCAATAGCAGTACTTATATGTCCTGTATCTTGTGGCGCTAAGCATGATTCGGCATAAGCAATTTCGTTTTCTATAACATCTATTTGATCTAATTTATCCAAATTGTCCATCACATTTCTCCTGACCTGAACACTCTTTTGGGAAACAATGGCCTTTCATATGATAGTGCTCGTTTTCGTAAGAAGATTCCCACATCTTATCATGTATCATATATTCGCATTGTTCTTTTGTCATGGGTTGTTGTAGAGCAAGTTGGCCAATATAATGATCGTCAACACCATCACTACCCCACATCGATATAACTAATATAAAAACTTTATCCATCACATTTTTCCTTAAACCATTCTGGCATTTCACGTTTTGTCCATACCATTTTGAATCGAGCTTGTTTAGTTTTGTAGAATGCTCGGTAAGATCTTACTGGTTCATGGTAAAAGAAGCATTCTGGATTGGAACCCATTGCTAGCCTGAAAGGAGTCATTGGGCCTTTTGGTATATTACGCGGTGCAGAATACAATGGACCGCCTAGAACTCTTGCTGTCTTGTGTAGTTTATCATACCGGTATGTATACTCGTCACATAGACCAATAAAGTGTTCGTAATGCCAGCGATAGTTAGCCTCGCTTTCCATTGTCCATTGAGTACAAGGATGACCAACATGAACTGCAGCATAGTAAGTTAGTTCTGCTTCGAGGTCGTCGGCACCTTCGTAAAGATCCCAATACTTTACCATAGTCTTGCCAGATTTTGAGGGGCGTTTAGTAAGCTGACCATCAAGAACACGATGGGCAGTCGACAACATTTGAGCAGATTCCACTACCATTTTTGGAATATGCTTATCACACTGCATTTGAGCAGCGATGACCGGGTCTTCATGTAAAATAAAAATATTCATTATATAATTATACACCTTCTATCATAATAAGTACACCATTATTTTTTCTTTTAAGAAGAATTAACTACCCCTGTAGTGACGGTAGGGGTAACCTTCCTGTCTTTATTAAATTCAATTGATTCATTCTCCATAATCTCTCAAGCACTCTTCGTCTTCTCCTGTCCTTCTGTTTTCTTATCTTTAACCAATTTTGATTTCTGAGATACAACTTCACTCTCTTATCATGCCTAATCAGTTGTTTTTTCATTTGATGGTACAGTTTTTTTTGCCTTAACGGCTTAAGTTGTAGCTGCATTGAGTTCCTATTTGTTAGGGTTAATCGGTGAGCAGACCTGGAAATGCCTCCTCTACGATTGGCCGAGAAAGGCCAGTTGGGGTTTCTTTATTAATCATATCAATGAGTACTAATGCATCTTGAGGATGTACACCTTCAAGAATAGAGAGAAATATCTTTTCTCTCTTGTATGCTGGTAGTGTTTCACAAAGCTTTTGCCCTTGGACAAAGTATATGAACTGCTTATGTTCGCGATGTAAGCTGGCTGGATGAGTATGTTCTTCGGAAGGTGTATAAGGAGGTGTTCCCTCAGGTAACTTCCATTTAACGTTTGAATCCATAGATCCTCTTATAACATCTTTCAATGCCCAAGACTCGTTTTCTCGTAAGATACGAACTTTATCTTTTTTATGCCGTTGCTTACCGGCTTTTTCCAATATTTCGAATATGTCCATCATTTAATAAATTCCTCTACAGATTCAATCAACATCTTACAATTTTTATTTATAAGATACGGGAGTACAAGAGCTGTGTTATTACTAGGTTCTTGATTCTCATACTGATTTATAATATTGTGTTTAAGATCTTGTGGTGTTTGAGTAAGATCAATAAGCTTTTCATTCCGTTGATAATTACGATACCAACTGGCTGCATATAGAAGCTCACCTTCAGATAGATCTTCTAAGATAGCCAGTTTCTTTTTCTTTGATAGTGGTGTTTGTCTTTCACCATTAACAAAGGTATCGTCATGTGATAACACGTTAGGTACACCATCACCTGCATCGCCTTGAAGAATCTTAAGTTTTAGATTTTGCCGAGGATGACTTTCTTCTACATACTTTTTAGTCAATGGTGAAAACTGAGAAACATTATCATACTTTTGTAATTGCTTAAAGTCACCATCTGCAGATACGATCATTACCTTTTGGTATTGACCGAAGTGTTGTGTATGTTCTACCAATGTACCGATAATGTCATCGGCCTCACAACCATCTTCATGGATTAGTTTGTAAGGGAAGTTTTCTTTGATTTCTTCACGGACTTGATTAAGTATTGTCCATGCAGTATTCCAATCAAATTCTGATGCATCACGGCTTTTCTTACGATTAGCTTTGTACTGCGGATAGTGTGTCCTACGCCAGTTGTTAGGACCATCGCATGCTAGTATAATATCAGTACCATACTCGTTTTTGAATTTTTGACGATACATACGAATTGAATTAAGAATCATATGACGGATCATAGACTCATCATTCATTTTTTGCACAATGATATTAGCAACGGCAATACCACTGAAGTCGATTATAATCATTATAAGGCTCCTTTTCAATCGTAGATATATTATACCATAGATTTCAAAGAATGTACACCACTAATTTAATCTTCATGCAAATTTAGCATAGTCCTATTGTGTAAGTGTTCACTTACTATTTCATCTTTTGATTGACCGTGATATGAAACTGCATGATGTTCGAATACCATCTTCTTATTAATGTTAACATCGTTATACCACAGTTCGCCGAGTATACGACCAAACTTTCCTTCGGCATCTTTTTGCGTTTTTAATGTGATATTGCCAGCTGACAACCATTTGGTTAAAAATTCTTTTGCAGCAAGTCCATACTTTTTTTCTTCAAGATCTCGAGTTCTTGATTCTGGTGTATCGATACCGAATAAACGAATACGCTCATTACGCATCCATATACCAAATCCTAAATCAATGTCTACATCTACAGTATCGCCATCGATAATTTTTACTACCTCGCATCTATATTCGTACATTATTTTTTCCTTATATGTTTTGAGTGAATCTTACATCCAATAAACTCGTTATAGTATTCATCACTTAATAACACATCATATTCAAACTGTAGCTTGGCTTCGTAATAAGACATTTCGCCTTTAGTACTACATAATCTTAAGATTTCTCTTTTGTAATTACTTGACCCTTTTCGTTCAACGAGAATTTGAACTTCCTTATTTGATCCATAATATGATCGCCAGTTAGACTCAACTCTTGTTTTGATTCGCCTAGTTCTTTTTGAATTCTTTGGTAATGTCTTAGGCCTCCAGAAGTTCTTTTTACCGATATATTTCTTATCTGTATCCAGTTCTGTGATGAGGTAGACAAATCCTTGGTAGGCTTCAGGAGTGTCGTCAAATTGTTCATTATTGTAATACCACATACATGTATTTATTCATCTTCCCAATAGTCATCATCTTCCTTTACTAATTGAATTACTGCTCTTCTACCACAAATCGGACAATACATTGGTTCTTCATAGCTTGACACAAACGAGGTATTTTCGCATTCTTCGCATTCAATTTTATGATCGATCACGTTCAATCCTTTCTAGGATTTCTATTTTTCTTTCATCAGTTGCAGTAAGCCACTCGGTTATTTCATCCTTGTGTCTATCACAACCGATGCAGTAGTCATCAACAATTGTACATACTTGAATGCATGGACTAGAAGTCAATTTCACAGGCTCCGCCAGCACATGCGGCAGCACCCATAGTATCAACATCAGTAAATACCTGTTCTGTCAAATCCTCATTCCAATTTGGCATTACCAGATACTGCTGGATCTTATTCCATTTATGCATGAGATAAGCATCTTTTAAACAATATTCAGTCTTTTTAATATCACCTTTGAGATAGTTATTTGCAAAGTTCTCAAACCGGCGAACCCAGTCTTGCCTTGCAGAGTTTTCTGAGGATTC